ACCGCTACTGTCTCCATGGTAGGTACATGGGACAAAGATGGCGAAGAGCTTGATCAAATGTACTTAGGTTCTAAAGGCTTTACTACATGGGCTCAGTTAGTCGACTACACTCACGCAGCTGGCGAAGAGCAAGGGTATACGATCCATGAAATGGAGAGTGACGAATGACAGATTACAACAAAGAGTTCCCGTTTGAACAAGTTTCACGAATGGACAGTGACGGCAATTGCTGTGGTGATTACGCAAATTCCCCCCATGAGTTAATGAAACTCGGGTATGCAGAATCGCAAATCTGGTCAGTGTCGGACGGTGACGAAGAGATCGTCCAAGAAGATGGTAGGCGATTAAACTTTATCGTATACGGCCCATCAGGTATGCACATCAACGTGTTTGGCTACATGGCCACTAAAGAACATCACGATGGTGATACTTTTTACACCGAAGAATTTTTAATGGAACCTTTTGATTATAAAATTACCAACGAGGAGAGTACCAATGACTGATTCAAAACTAGGTGACCTGATCGAACAGGCACATCAACTACGCGAAGTAATCCGTGCTGACGAAAAGAAAGTCAACGCACTCAAGGAAGACTTCAAAAACTTATCCAGCGAGATCATGGTCAAGATGGACGACCAAGGTGCCAAGCGTATCGGCGGTCTTAGTGCCAACGTCTCTATCTCAGAGACTGACGTACCTACTGTCAAAGATTGGGATCTTGTGTACGACTACATCAAGACCAATGACTCGTTCTACCTCTTGCAAAAACGCATGAGTGCAGCAGCGTTTCGTGAGCTATTAAACCTCGGACATGAAGTCCCTGGTGTCGAGATTTTCAAAGACCGTAAGTTAAACCTTCGAGCTTTGTAAATAAATAAGCCCAGCTTATATACATAACTATAAGCAGGGCTTATAATAACTATGCTACCCAACAGGGTTCAGCGTCCAATGTAACTAAAGTGAGTAAACGTACAATGCCTAAAAAAGAAATCGCAACACCATCAAGCTTAATGCTAATTGATGACACTCCAGACCACGTAACCAACGCTGCCGGCCTCGGCAACGAAAACGTTACAGTTTCCTCCGATGATATTCCAGAGATCAAGCTGCTCCAAAAGATCAGCAACGAATGTGACGAAAGTCATGCACGTTATATTCCTGGTGCGAAGCCCGGCATGATGTTCAATGACCAGACTCGCGAGATCATGTCAGAATGTTTAGTAGTCAATGTGTACTACGATCATTTCTGGATGGCGTGGAACAAGAACACCAACTACCCGTTCGTCGACGCGGGAACCAGTACCAAAGAATTCGAGTCTAAAGAAGCCATTGAGCAAGCGTTCAACAGCCCCTCTGCAGAATTCGAAGACATTGATAACTACGACGTAAACGATTCACCTCGTCACTACGTTCTTGTACTCAATCTCGAAACTGGTAAAGCCACTGGCGCTATCATGAAGTTCCCTCGTACCAAGGCCAAAGTGTCTAATCGCTGGAACAATCAGATTGCAGCAGCGGGCGGCGATCGTTTCTCAGCGGTGTGGGCCGTATCCGGTGTCACCGAAGAGAATAAGAAGAACGGTAAGACGTATCTTAACTACAAGATCGAGCGCAAAGGCTGGGCATCCCCTGACCTACACGCTAAGGCAGAAGAAGCTTACAAGCATCTGTCTGGTCACGTAGACCAAAAAGCAGCCTAACCGCTGCGCACCGGGCGTTGTATGGAAGTGACGCCCTTTTATGGTGGATGGAGCCCTCAGTAAAGAGGCCCTACCTTTTGAATGAGCACGGATACATCCGTTCCATCCACCGCCCCCTTCCTTCAGAAATGCACAAGTGGAAAATCCACGACAACTACGCAGGCGGTGTCCCCGACTGTTGGTATTCCGGCCCTGCTGCAAACATATGGGTCGAGTATAAGTGGATTGCTAAGCTACCAAAACGTGACACCACACTCATAAAACCAAACCTTTCTGCACAGCAATTAGCATGGCTAATAAAAATGTCTGGACATTCGATAAGCTGTGCTTGTATTATAGGGTCCCCATCAGGGGGTTTTCTTCTCACCGAGAAAGAACAATGGATAAACGGAATTAAAAAACACACAATCATTTCAAATAAAGAAGTATCGAAATGGCTTACAGAATTCTGTATGGAGACAAGACATAATGGACAAATCACAAAAGAGTAAATCTACAAAACCGCTAAGGCTAATTTCTGCTGACTCTCTTGAGATGTCCCGAAGAATTAATAACGAATGGAGGAAATACAAAAACGGAAAACTAGGGTCGGAGTTAACCCAAAAGAATGCAGCGGATCAGATCGGTGTTTCACAGCCGATGTTTAATCAGATGTTGAGCGGCGCAGTATCCATCAACCCTATGATGGTATTAAGCGTGTCAGCGTTACTTCGTTGTGACCTTGGGGCTTTAGTGGCAGAGCTTGAAGAATATAAGCTCTTGAACGCAGTTAGCCCTACGATGAGGTCAGAAATTCCGGTGTCAATTACACTTTCGGGGAAACCCGTTTTAAATAGAGTTGTTAGTATTATGACACACACAATGTCAGGAGCGTTCGCCGTTGAAATAGACACAGACGAATACTCACCTCGATACAGCAACGGCGAATATGCAATCATCGACCCATTAGCTAAATGGGAGATAGGCAATCAGGTCCTTGTCCGTTACGGAAAAGGCGCTTGTATTATTCGAGTTGTTAGCGGTATCAAAGGTGATGAAGTACAAACGTACCACCCAACAGAAGTCGGTATTAACACCACCGTCGATTTATCAGACCCAAGCATTAGCGTTTGCGGTTTAATAAGAGGGGTGCAATTTTAAATGATAGTTAGCCAACTTAATAACAATCAATCCAAAAAGAAGGCGTGGATGCAAGAAGAATGTTGGGAGTGGCACTTAATCCACACTGATACCTTTGCTGTCACTGCCCCTATTTATGGCGTCATGGAGCCTTGGTTTGCAGGGATGGCAACATCATTTGGCAACAACGACTACAAGCAATGTCAGCAAGGCCCCCCATAAAAATAGTTTCTATTTTTTTGCATTCCAATATAAGCAGAGCTAATAATATGAAAGAACACGACATGGTTGAGCAACCTGTGCATTACCAATCTGATACAGGGATGCAATGCATTGACGCCATACGCGCTGCACTAGGACCGGAAGGATTCCGAGCCCACTGCAGAGCCACCGTAATTAAATACCTATGGAGAGAGAAATGGGACACCGCAGAGGATGCCAAAAAGGCAGCGTGGTATCTCAACAAACTGGTTGAATCTTATGAAGACGACTCAGACTCTACTCACTGATCTTTTTAACAAGCCGTTTATCGGCCTTGACGAAGTCAGTGACTTGCTTGGCGTACCAAAGCGCACCTTACAACAAAGCGTTTATTGTGGACGTTTTGAAGTGCCCACATTCACGCTTGGCAAAAAACGCATGATGCGTTTATCTGATCTTGCAGCATACGTCGACGAGCAATGCGCGTTGTCCGCTGCTGAAATTAAAGAGCTAAACTAATCTCGTCTAGCCGTTGTTCCATGATCACGCGCCGTATTTCCTTAGCGCGTAGGACATCGGCTGGGGTGAGGTTTACATAGATCAACAGTGACTTCATGTCGGTATGACCTGAGAACAACATCACTTCCTCCGCTTTAAACCCTTCCGCAAACAATCGTGTGATTGCTTCGTGCCTCAAATCATGAAACGTCAAGTTATTAAAGTTTGACTTAACACTGCTACCCACTTCATTAATCCCACTCTTCTCAGCCATTGTGTGAAACATGTCACCCATGTTCTTAGCTTTTACTGGCCAGAACAAAGGTTTGCCTTTAGTGTGAATGCCTAAGTTCAAATACTCTCGCAAAACTTTTCTAGCTTCTTCTGTAAGAGGAATTAACTGATCGTTTGTTTCCTTCTTTGTTGGGTGCTTTCGCGCCCAAATCATCAGCTCCCCTTCCTCAAAATTAACATCATCAATCTTCATTCGAGCAATTTCTGATTCCCGCATCGTTGTCTCAAGTGCTAAAGGAATAATGTATTTCATTCTTAGCCGAGTCATGACCTTGTCATTGCTTCTAGCCCCATCATATTTTCTGTGGGGTACAGACATAAGCGCCTCAAACTCTCCTGGCACAAGTCTGCGTTTGCGCTTATTACTCGAACCAGTTAACCCATAGTCATTTAGCACAGGTCTAACTTCGTCTAGCGGCTTAGTTGCATTAGGTATTTTTAAAATGGCGCGACCATACGTCAGCGCTTTGCTTATATACCCAATATCATCTGCTACAGTTTTTGGACCCGCACCATGCTCTGAACGATACTTTGCGAATTCATAGAAATGGTGAGTAGTAAGATCCACAATACTGACTGACGCCATCGGGTGTTCGATTAAACGAAGTAGTGCATTCTTCTTGGATTTACAAAAAGGTTTGATAGGGTGTATTTTGTCGAGGTACTCGGCCATAACAGCGCCCAGCGTCCAACGTCCAGCGTTCGATGTGCTTTCGTATGAACCAGCATCCATTTCAGATTCGGTTTTCTTAGCCCAACGCTCGCCTTTTCCTTTGGTGGTAAACTGCTTAGTTTTTTCTTTATACCCTCGTTTCCTTATTTGAAAACGATGTGCAGTTATTTTGCCTGTCTTATCTTTGAGTGGGGTGTATGTGGCCATAGTGTTCTCCTTAACACGCCTAATATAACACTGTTCCTACTGACTGCGTAGGAAAGTGCGTATTAGACATTGTTACCAGTGCTATGTCACTGATATATATGGAGAATTAAAAATGGCGGAACGGACGGGACTCGTTAGCGTTAGCTAAGGTATATCTCCATATATATCAACAACTTAGTTGATTTCCTAGCCCGTTCTCGGTGCTATTATAGTGCAATTAAAAGCAATGTAAAGCAATAACTTACAATTAAGTGCAATTAGGTACTGCGTAGGAAATTGCGCAGGTAAAACCTACGCACTGACCTACTCATCTTCCTCTGGTTCAGTACCTAAAGCCAGCCCCCAGGATTTTAAAATCCTTTCTCCTTCTTCCTTGTTGTTAACGTGCAGTTCTATGTTACGGTGAATCTCTACAGGCACTATACCAATGATCGCTAGCACGACGCCAGCTATCCCTCCGATTGTAATCGCCTGCACTAAAAATGCTAACGCTTCCCATAATGCTTCCATATCATATACCCTCTTTATAGAATAACTCTACGAACATTCGACACGTATCACTGCGCTGTATGTCTGAGATCTCAAAGTCGATAACTGTAATCGGCAGCTTATGTTTGTCCAGCAATTTAATTAATACCCCCAAACCTGACGACTGCTTAATGTCCGATTGAGCCAAGTCACCCATCAACACCAGCACACAGTTTTCACCAATTCGAGTGGTCACCGCTTTTATTTCTTCGACTGTCATCTGCTGTGCTTCGTCTATTAAAACAATCGCACCTTCTTTATCACCGCCAAAAGATCGACCACGAATAGTTTCTAATGGCTGTAGCTCTATATTGCCATTCGCTAATGCGGTATCAAACCGACCTGCACCCATGCGTTGCTTTAAGACGTCGACCATAGGCATAACCCAGTTCATCATCTTGTCGTCTTTGTCACCTTTGAATGCGCCGAGGCTTCGGCCAGTAGGAATGTTTGCGCGGCACAAGATAATCTTTTGTACGCGGTTCTGCATGAATTGGTCAGCGGCATATGCGCACGCTAGGTAGGTTTTTCCTGACCCCGCTACACCCGATGCAATGATCACTGGGCAGTGTGGGTTTTTTAATGCTTTGAGATACTTATCTTGGTTCGGTGTCTTGGGTTGTAATGGCGGTCTTTCTCGATCCTCTGCAAACTTTAACGATGATTTCATCCGTGCTTCTTGAGTACTAATGCGCTGCCGTTTGACTGATGCCACATTTATTACCTTTGTGAGTACTGTTTAGTTAATTAAATACCTGCTGCTGTAAGTCGGTTAACGATTGAAAGTAGATCCACTTCAATGCCGCCTGAGTTCGGATCAGCCACTGATACAAAGCCGTTACCGCCGTTACCTCCTCCGGCGACATTTGCTCCTTGAACATTGTCGTTGCCCCCAATGAATTGGCTAAAGCCTTGTCCGCCAGTGCCGCCAGTGCCTACAAAAAGCTTGACGCTTTGTGCGCCGCTGGGTTTGTTGATTAGCTGCGAAACAGTTGCTCCCGCTCCAGCACTTACATTAACAGGAGCATTCGATGACCCGTTGTAAGTGTCTGAACCTGCTGGGCCGCCGCCACCAGACCCGAAAGTACCGTGACCGCCATAACCGCCTGAATAATTGCCACCAGCGCCTCCCGCTGCTTTTGATGAGGCTTGCCCAGACACACCAGACGCACTACTTCTGTTTGACCCAACTGACCCTGCAGCCACCCCAGCCCCGCCAGCGGCTGTGTAAGTAGCTAGTACACTACCTGTCCCGTTCAAACCTGAATACCACTTTAACCACGAAGCTGTTCCTGAAGTACCCGCTATTTTTCCGTAAGGTGGGTTATACACGCCAGCATTACATGAACCACCGCCGCCGCCTATAATAATGACAGTGATAGCTGTACTAATTGACGAGATGTTAAGTGTAAAAGTGCCAGGGTTTGGAAACTCTGCTGCCGAGCCAGCCGAACCCGTGTACAAGCGCACGTTGTTCAATGCCACTTGACCAGCGGAGTCTGCGTAAATACCGCTCGTACTCGATGAGATGTTAAAGCCAGCCACTCCACCAGACCGCCCAAAAAATGCCCCCGCTTGAGAATCACCTAACGCTGTCTTACCAAACTGAACACCTGAAGCTGTATTGGCAAATTCAATATTGCCGTCCATCGTGATCTTGTCTGCACTAATACCCGCTGCATCAACCATATTCGATGTAATTAAACCTGCAGAAATTTGGCTTGCGGTTAATGTGCCTGTGACACTAGCCATATCGACTACCAAATTTGCTATCTTGGCTACGTTAATTGTGGCGTCAGGAATAGCATCATTAATACTTGAGGTCACCGCCGATGTTCCAGCAGTTGCATTGTACGGGCCAGCCACACCAGCTGGTGAACGAAACCTAACCCAATAATAGTTAGTGGTTGAGGGCTCAACAGTGTCTGTGTAAATAAACGACGAGGTGCTACCAATGTGGCTAGCTGTAGCTAAACTGTTAGAGGTGCTGCGATATACCTCAGTAGAGGCAACTAAGTCGTGTTTAAAACCGCCGCCCCAAGACAAAAGAACGTTGGTAAAAGTTGCAGCCGCAGTAAGAGTAACTGGCTCTGGTGGGGGTGTTTGTATGCCCACATCAGAGATGGGTACCAATGTGCCAACACTGCTTTGGTTGCCTAAGTTAGCAATGCCAGATTCTGTTAGATCTCGGAACGTAACCGCTTTGTCTAGGTCTTCGCCACGATGACCGACCTGCACTTCCAGCACTTCTTTTATCGCTGTGAGCAATGGTTTTAATTCAGGGTCAATACGTGGCGGAAGCGCAGGTAATGCCCGTGCGATATGTTTCTTTGTCATAGAAGTTCAGCCGCATTATCTGCAATTGATACGCTGTTCACTGACGCTGTCCCAGAAACTTCAAACTCCCAGGATTTTGCGCGACTTGCAGAAGGTAATCTAAAAGGCTCACTATTTAAGACGCTGTGTGTAAATTCCAAAGTCGAGTCTGTGTAAAGTTTAAACGTGACAGGGTAGCTTGCAGCATCGAGCCGCGCCCAGCCAAAGTTACGTGGTTGAGCACTCACAAACGGTTTTGATTTCCAAGTTAATGTATACGAACCTGAACCCTGCCCAAACTTCTTAACCGACGTACTGTCTACAAAATACAACGTGTCTGTTTCTAAATGGTTGTATGCAGCTTTAAACGTATCACTGATCGTCGACAACGCGTTCTTTGCGCCACGCGGATCAAAGACAATGCTTTGTGTTGCGTTCGAGGCAATGTATGTGCCTTCGTAATTCATCGCTTTTAGCGTTGTAGGATTGTAGGCTTGCCACTGCGCGCGGCGTAGCAATGCGTCAGTCACTAACTGTATCTGTTGACCCTGCACTGTCACCAAGCCATCAGGTGAGGCGTAAATAACATAGCCACCCATATCAACCATGGACATCTTGCTCACGCACGCTTGGTCGCTTTCTAGTTGTATTAAGCTAATGGCTGACGGATCTGAACCTTGGGCAATGTACGGTTTGCCTTTGGTCCCCACGACTAGTCCGCCGGGCGTTGGCTTGATCGCTACGATCTCTGATTCGGTAGCAAGCTGATAACTCACAGGCCATGCGTGTGGTAGGTAAGGCACACTGAAACATAACGTTTTACCTGTAAACCCTGCCATTATGCCGTTGCCTATTGAGCAAAGCCCTTGCATTGCACCTGTTGGAAATAACGTCGTGTCGTCGTCAGGTGGTCGCATCCACGTAACTGAGGGGATTACTTCTCCCAGTGCGTTGTTCGCTATTGTATCCGTGTAAGTTGTTGCGGTGTAAGCTACTTCGGCAACGAACTGAAAACCTGTGGATGTGCTACCGGTGTTTGTTCTGTAAATACGTTTAAGAGCACCTGAGTTAAAATTAAGGCCAGCAGTAGTAGGTATACTTGGCAGGTTGACCGTAACACTTTGTCCATCCCGGAACGAAACTGGTGTCGTTGCGCTGGATGGAGGGCCCTCTTCGCCCCAACTTGTGACAAATGTGACAACATAGCTACGGCTCTCCTCAAGTTCATCCAAATCAGCAGTGCCCGTCACGGCTACGGTAGGTGCTGCTGTAGGTGCTGGAACTCCTAAACGATAAGGACCTCCATCGTTTCGATAAATCTTCGGGTACGTTTCACCCGTATAGTAGACCCGCTCAGTTACATCATTAACAATTGGACCTTCTACAATATCTACTTCTGCGTTGTAATTCTTCCAGATCGAACCAGAGTATAGATACACTGTGTTCGTTGTGCTTGGCACTGTGTAAACCGAAGCACTGTGGTTTGGTAGCGCCTCAACACGGCCCGAGTCTAAGCGCACGTTGTCCGCAGCTTGTGCGATAGATTCGCCAAGCAAACGAGGGGCAATCTTAGGGGCAATGCCGTTAAATTGTGAGACGCTAAAAGTAGCCATTAATAACTCCAAATATTTGGTCGAGCAAACCCGTCTTCAAGTCTCAAGTCATCAAGATGTATAAACCGACTGCCGCCTTTTTGCTGAACGCCAATGCCTGTAATACCAAACTCAAAAGCAACCTTGATTAACTTGACGGCTTTGTCGCCGCGCACAGCGATGTCTACAGCACGACCACTTGCGTGAGAGCCGGGCTTTGATTTCTTAGCTTCGATGGGATGTGTTGGGTCGCGGTATGCAGAAGTAATAGTAAAGGGGAACCCGCATTTTATACGGATAGCTTCGAGCGTCAGCATGAAGCTTGGGTCCATCAAACATTTTCCAGAATGGCTACACTTTAGTTCGTCTTCAGTAAAATATTTCCATTCATTCATGAGAGTAACTTCATTAAGGTTGAGCTAAATGTGTGGTCACTGATAGCAACTACCAGCAATGCTCCGACTGCAATCCACTTGATCTGAGCTAAAAGTTTTTCTATACCATTGAGCGTCGTACTTAGCCCTTTCAGGGCTTCTTCCAGCTCTTCAATCTGGTCCGCCTGAGCTTCTAAAACATACTCGGCTTTTGTCATACGTTTTTCTAAATCAGACATGTGTATCTCAATGTATTAGCACTGCTTATATTATATATTAAAGCTGGGGCTTTTTCGCGTTTAAGGCTCCTAACTTGCCTGACATTAGCTTAGTCAATAAACCCCGCATCCCAAACTTTACGACATACACTCCCAACACTAGATACTGGTACCAATCTGGCATTGCAGCGAATGATTCAAACGCAGCAGTGACTTCGGCTTGGTAGCCTAAAAATGACGCCGCAATAGGCACCAGCAATAATGCAATCATAATCTCGTCTAAGAATGACTTATCCATCTGTTGCATTGCCACCAAATCAAGGTTGTATTCTTGCGTCTGTCCGTTGTCCGCTAGCTTGTTTGCCGCTTTTGCCCCCGCTACTTTTACTTCTGCGTCGGCTTGTAAGCCAACAATAGCGGCGGCTGATTTAGCTTTCGCCACTTGGTTCTTACCCTCCAGGTAAGTTGACCCTAAGTTAGCAATTGGACTTAAAAAACTTAGAAAGCTCATAGTTACCTCACGTAAATAGCGACCCCGAACAGCGCGCCCAGTATCACAATTAATATGCCAAACACTTTCATGGCTACCATCAAATTTTCATCTAATGCTTTGGCTTTTGCTGCCTTTTGTTTGCGCGCTGCGAGTTCCGCTTCTTTTAAATCTCTTGTGTACTGGGCTTTGAATGCCAAAAAGTCCACCCAACCATGCAGCCTCTGTTTATTAAGCATAAATTTAAGTTCTTCTTCTTGCCTAACAAGAGCTTCCTTTGCTTGGAAAGCCTCTAGTACGTTGCCAGACCCACTAGCTACTTGTTTAGCTATCGCCTTTTCCGCTCCAAAATATTTCCCTAATGAGGCACCAGCGTCAGCAATTTCCTTTCCGTTTGCTAGTGTGGTTTTGATAACTGCGAAGGCAGCATTTGCAATAGCCAATTCTGCTAGCATATCCATAACCTCCGTGTGTACTCTACGGGAATCCCGTATGGTTCTCTTGATGGTTGAACAACAAGATACTCCGCATTCACTGTGTGAGTCTGCGGCTCAATAAGAAGCCTGTGACCGACAGGTGCCACATCAGGTAACACATGCACTGGGTATAATTCCAAAGGGCTAGACCACATCACACACCTTTTTGATTTTGGACACAGAACAACACTATAGTCTTGCCCTCACTATCCTTTTTTACGGAATAACCGAGCAATGGGCTGACCACCAACTCATAATCTAGTGACTTTGCTACTTCTAAAAGTTCCAAGCGACACTCTCTAAGAGTGGGGTAGCTGGACACCAACTTCGGTGTCTCCCGCCCCCCACTGTCGATTAGAGCAATAGCAATAATAATTGACCACATATAATAAGCCTAGCTTATAACGCTAAGAAAAAAATTACTTTTTCTTCTTCTTAACAACATTAGTCTTCATGGTTTTTGCGTACGCTTTTGCTTGTGTCCGACCTTTCACGTCGTACCCAAACTCTTTCTTCTTACTTCCTTTTCCTACTGTTGGCATAATATTCTCCTACCATTTAGTGCGTGAGGCCCAATAGGCCGCTGAAGTTTTACCCTTAGCAATGTTCTTTGCGTGCCGGGCTTTAAATGATTTACGTTTTGCCTTCATCTTATCTGACTCGCCAGCTTTTGGTTTGCCAGCAGTAGAAGCACCCTGCTCACCGAACCTAATCATCCGATCCTTGCCGCCGTCTTTAATTAGAACAGCGTGTGATTTCGTTGGGTGATTGGGGGTACGCTTCGGCTTGTTGTAGCCAGAAAAAGTTTCGCCTCTATATACTATGCTCATAAATTACTCAGGATCTGCTTCTG